TGCTTGTCTTACAACTAACTCAATGACATCAACTGTTAACACTATTGATGCAACTTCAAAATGTGGAGACCAATATCAAGCTGGTCCTTCATTTACTCAATCATTCAAAGGTGATGGTTTTGCAATTGATGAAACAGGAACTCCAAGTAAGGATTCTTACCAACAATTGTACACTGCTCACGCTGCAAGAACATCTTTTAATATGAAGATGGGTAAAGCAACTCCAACATCTGGAGATGTTTTCTATTCAGGTCAAGTATTTATTAGCGATTTTGAAGTAAATGCTGATGATAAAGATGATGTTAAATTTACTGCGACTTTCGTAGTAACTGTACCACCATTAACACAAACTGAACAATGATAAATCAATAACCTATGTTTGAATTAAGACTGAACAACAAAATTATTCCTTTAAAGTGGGGAACTTGGGCAATGAAACGTTTTTGTGAATTAGAGAATAAAACTCTAGTAGAACTTATAAATGTTTTATCTAGTGGAAACTATGATTTAAGCACTATTGTTAATATCATTAGTTCTGCTGCCGAAAGTGGATATAAAAGCCTTCAAAAGCCTATTGATTTTGATGAGTATATGATTTGTGAATGGATAGATGAAGTAGGTGGTTTATCTGCTAAAGAGGGTCAATTAATTGCATTTATGAAGTATATGCAAGATTCAATGACACCAGATTTACAGGAAACTAAGAAAGAGGCAAAAAAAAAATAGGATTTTATAGTTGGGATTCTCTATTAATTCTCGCAATTGAAGTTGGCTTGACAATAAATGAGTTTTGGCAACTATCTTGGCGAGAATTTTTGTTATATAATATGGCTTACCAAAATAAGGAAGTAAAGGAATGGGAAAGAGTAAGAACTTTATCGTATATGATATACTTATCTAATACAACTGATAAATCTCCTAAAAGTCTCAAATCCTTTATGCCTTTGCCAAGTGATATAGATGAGAATGAAGATGAGCCTAAACTAACAAATGAGGAGCTTCAAAGAACATTATCTTTGTATGGAGTAAAATAATAAAATGGCAAACGAAACTTTACAATTAATAATAACTGCCGATAATAAAGAAGCGTTAAAAGCTATTGAGGATTTAGCAAAATCAACTTCTGGATTAAAGACTAGGTTTCAAGAGATTAAAGGAGATACTAATCAAGCTGCACTTGCTTTAAATAACTTATCTAGGGTTGCACAAGATGCTCCTTATGGTTTTATAGGTATAGCAAACAACATTAATCCGTTGTTAGAATCATTCCAACGATTAAAAGATACTACTGGAAGTACAACTGGTGCTTTTAAATCAATGCTTTCTAGTTTAGCTGGTCCAGCAGGTATTGGTTTAGCAGTAGGTGCTTTAACTTCTATTATTGTTGCATTCGGTCCTAAAATTAGTCAATACATTGCTCAAATATCTGAAGCTGATATGGCTCAAAGAAAAATGAATGATAGTATTGCAAAGGCAACAGGTTCAGCACAAGCAGAGGCAGACAAATTAACTATTTTAAATGATATTGTAAAAGATAGCACTTTAACAACTACCGAAAGAGAAACTGCCTTAAAACAATTACAAAATACTTATAAAGGTAATATTGAACTACAAAAATTAGATATTAGTGATGGTGAAAAATTAGAATTAGTCATTAATGGTATTACAGAGGCTTTAAAACGTAAAGCATTAGCACAAGCATTTGCCACATTAATAGCTGAAGAAGAAGCAAAGAAAGCAAGACTACAATTAGATAGTTTAGCTGAAATGAGAGACAAAGTAGGTGCTGCAACTGCTGCTTGGACATTCATAAAAGCTGCATTGACTAATGCTTCTGGTGAAATGGCTTCACTTCAATATAATACCGAAATAACTAATACAGCATTAGACAAACACGGAGAAGAAATAGGAGCAGTAGATAAAAATATTAATTTATTAAAATCTAATTTAACTGATATTACTCGTGAGCAAATAAAATACAAAGATTCTACTACATTATCTACTACTGCTTTGAAAGCACAAAGTAATGAAATGAGTAATTATCAAAGAGAGTTAAATGCTTATATAAAATCGGAACAAGATATAACTAGACCTACAAGGGCACAAAGAAGAAAAGCAACTCCAGTATTATTTCAACTTAATAGACAAAGAACAGACAAGATAAGTGAAGATGTACCAGCTTGGTACACAGACACTATGAATGAACAAACAAGTGTAGCTGCTCAAGACTTAGAAACTCTTAACACTCAATTAAAATTATCTGCTGAATTAACATCTGTTGTTGCTTCAGGTTTTAACAATGTATTTGAGACTTTTGTTAATGGTGGAGATATAGGCAAAGCATTAGAAGAATCGTTTAAAAGAATTGCTATACAATTAGTTGAAATGGTTGCACAAGCATTAATATTCAAAGCTATTTTAACTGCATTGGGTGTCGGAGCTACTCCTTTAGGTGCTGCTGCTTTAGATAGTGGAATGGGATTTGGTGGTGGTGGTTTATTAGGTCAATTTTTATTAAAGGGTAGTGATTTAGTATTAGCAACTCAAAGAGCAAATAGTAACCTTAACCTGAGAAGATAATATGGCATATCAAAATAAATACAAAGCAACATTTGCAAGTAAATCAGGCAAAACGGCTTATCTATATTTACAGGAAGATTCTTATGCTGGTAGTTTAATTGAGTATCAAGGAGTAGGTATTAACCTTCAGTATATACCTAATTCAGATGACCCATATGAACCTATTTATGCAAGTCAATTAGGTGTGGTTTTAGATGTAACAGATAACCTAGCTAATATCCCTGATTTTACTACTTTAAATGATAGAAAGTATTTTGCTAAATTATACTTAGATGCCAACTTAGAATGGTGTGGTTGGGTATTATCAGATAATGTTCAAATAAGTTATTCAACTGGTAGAAAAGAATTGTCATTTAATGCCATTGATGGATTAGGTTTACTTAAAAGCATTCCATTACCAATAGCTGCATCTACTGATACTAATGCTATAAATACTTTATTATACTTTATTAGATTATGTTTAAATAGTGTTGATTTCCCAATTGACCCTAATATAATGACAGTATGTTCTTATTATGCTACTGGTATGGATGATAGGTCTGATTATAGTTATAGTGAACCTTTTAATCAAACATATCTACCTTATAGAACTTTTATAGATACAGAGATAACTTATATAAGTTGTTTTGATGTATTGTCTAATATTGTTAAATCATTTGGTTGTAGATTATTCCAAGCTGGTGGTAAATGGTGGATAGTGGCAGTTAATGAATTTGCTAATGAGAATAATTGGTTTACTGAATATACATACACAGGAACAGTTGCATCAAGTGGTAGTAACTTAAATACATTAAGCGTTATTCAAGGATATGTTGGCAATACAAGTGGGTTATACTTTATAGATAATTCACAATTAAAAATAATGAAGAAAGGCTTTAATAAAGTTGAATGCAATTATGATGTAACAATAGCAGATAATTATATATCTAATGGCAATTTTAGACCTTTTACTGGCTTATATGCAGATAACTGGCAAATAAACTTTTTTGGAGTAGGAAGTAGTGTTACAATTATAAATAATACAACCGATTCATTTGCACAATATAGATTAATAAGAGGAAGCACATCTCCTTCAAATGAGGCATCTATTGAAATAAAATCAGGTTCTTATCCTAAAATAGCAGGAGGGGTTAAACTTACATTTTCTTGGATATTTCAAGGGCAAGATTTAGGTGTTTTACCAAGAGGGCACGTTTACGTTTTATTAACAGATGGAACTGCTAGTTGGTGGTGGGATGGAACTGCTTGGGTAAGTACATCTCAATATTATACTGTTCCAGCATATTCTGGTCCAAGTGGTAGTGATGTTAATTCATATAGTTTTACTACTGCCGTTACCCCAATATCTGGTGAGTTACATTTTAAATATGCACTTGAAGCTGGTACTGGTGCTGGTGCTCAATTAAGTAATATGTCGCTTAAAATGACCCCATTGATTAATAATATATATTATTTTAGTTATTTAAGTAACACAAATGAATATGTTAAGACTGTGGAAATCCCTTATGGTAGTTTTAGTAGTTATTTTTTTTACCCAATTGAAATAGGTATTTTATTATTAAGTAATGGTAATAATCCTTCATCTTGGTATCAATATGGTGGTGCTACAAATTATCCAAGTTTAATACAATTATTGATGCAACAATTCACTAATGTATATGCTCGTAATATAATTAATGTGGATTGTAGTTTATCTAGTTTATCTACATCAAATGGGATATTAAATGCTTCTAAATTACTTAAGGCTACTGATACAGACCCTAGTCAAATAAACATAGCTAGTAATTCTTATATGTTAGGAAATGCTACAATAAGTTACCCTAATGATGAAAGTCAAGTTACATTACTTCAAATTTCTAATACTAATATAGTATCTACAAATGGTTATGAAATATCATATAATACTTTAATTTAAGTAAATTTGCAATATGCCAGACAAAGTACAGGGTAAAAATATAATTCTTTATAAAGTAGTTGGAGGGGTAGATACTGCCTTTGCTTGTTCTACTAATTGCACTTTCAATATTCAAGTTGAGCAAAAGGATGTAACTAGCCAGACTTCTGCTTGGTTTAGAGAATTTAAGATTGACATAGCTTCTTGGGTAGTTACTTGTGAAGGTATTGTTACTTTAGCAGGTTATTCATATGCTGATATGTTAACTAATCAATTGGCAAGGACAACTATTGCAGTTAAGTTCTCAATAAATAATGGTTCAAGTTATACAATTATAAGTGGCAATGCTATTATATCTGCTCTTTCAATTAATGCTCCTTATAAAGAAATAGCAACTTATTCAATCACTTTGCAAGGGATTGGTGCTTATACATTAACTTAGTAATAATGGCAACTAAAGTACAAGGCAAAGATGTTATTTTATACAAGATTGATACTTCAGTAATTCCTACATCTGAAACTCCTTTTGCGTGTTCTACCAATTGTACTTTTAATGTTCAAGTAGAACAAAAAGAGGTATCTAGCAGAACAGATGCTTTCTTTACAGAATACCTTACAGACCTTTCCGTATGGAATGCTTCTTGTGAAGGAATAGTAACTCTTTCTGGATTTTCGTATCAACAAATGGCTCAAGTTATTTTAGATAGGACTTTGTTTCTTATTAGGTTTGCTATTGATAATGGTGATGGTGGTTTTAAATACATTAGTGGCTATTGTTTTATAACAAACTTTGATATAAGTGGAAGCTATAAGGAAATAGGAACTTATGGGGTTACATTACAAGGAACAGGCAAGTATTACACAGATGCAACTCCTACTACAACAACAAGTACTACAAGCACTTCTACTAGCACAACAAGTACAACAACCAGTACAACTACTTCTACAACTACAAGTACAACAAGTACAAGTACTACTACTTCAACAACAACATCTACTACAACAACGACAACGCAACCTCCAGTATGGTATGCTTTATTTAATTGTACTACTGGTGTAACAGTTACTTCTACTAACTATCCTAATGGTTCTTTTTCAGTTAATGAACGAGTAACTTCAATAGGTCAAACGTTTAGAATTGATAGTATTTATTATACCGACCCTAGTGGGTTACAATTATCAATAACAACGACAGGATTAACTGGGTGTCCAGCAACAACAACAACAACGACAACTTCTACAACTTTGGCTTTAGTAGATTTTACATTGACTTATACTTGTTCTGGTGGAACTGCTTTTTTAACATCTAATGCTTATACTGGAGGTGCTGGAACTTACGAATATACGGATGCAGTATTCTCTACTCAATCAGCAGCATTATCAGCAACGGCTTGGACTGCTGGTACTTCTAATATTTATTTTAACCAAGAT